CAGTAGTCTTACCACATCCTGCAGGACCAGCCAGCAGCATGTTTGGGATCTCTCCTTTATCTAGGAAGTCTTGGAAGGTCTTCTTAATATTTGTTGGTAAAATACATTCTTCAATAGTTTTGGGTCGGTATTTTTCAACCCAGAGAAATTCATCACGCATAATCATTCCAAAGGACGAACAAATTCTTGAGATACAATATCAGTTGCCTTCAATTGCTCTCTCATATATTCTACAGCAAGTTGAGGTTCTGCGGTATCCCCACAGGTAAAGACATCGCAAACTGCCATGCCTTTCTCAGGCCAAGTATGAATAGAAATATGACTCTCTGCAAGCATAGCAATACTAGTAACCCCTTGAGGGTCAAACTTGTGTACCGCCAGATTTAGTAGAGTCGCTTTACATTCTTTTGTTGCTCTATACAAAAGCATCCGAATGAACTCTTTGTCGTCAAGAAGTTCAAACGGACAACCCCGAAGGGTAAAAAGGATGTGTTTCACTGTTGTTTCTTTAACCATTCACGAAATTTACGTTTCCCCTCTTCAACTTTCCACCAAGGTGCATAGAGGGGACCTTGGTAATCCTTCTTATCCGAAGGTGGAGTCGGGTTCGAGTGCGATGTAGTAGATGAGATCATGGTTCTTACTAGTAAACCTGGACAAAAGTTTCTGCGAAACAACCACATCATATGTCCCAGGCAGAACTTTGATATTCTCTACCTTGAAGTTGAAACTGAATTCAGAATCAGTTTCTCCAACAATCTCTTCATGAGCATTAGAGGTGTCGTTCTTCTTGTCACGAACAACCAGTTTAACAACTCCTGCTTCACCAACGGCAGAAATATCAGGCAGTTGATAAACTGCTGCTGCTTTCAACAGTTTGTCAAGTACAGCAGTAGAAAGTTCAAAACAGACATCTTCTGTGGGAAGATTGATTGCTTTCTCAGGAGGAGTAACAATCACGTTAGGATCTGCAAAGAAATACTTAGAACGAGACTTACCTTCGCGGATAACAACATATCCATCATTAGCAAAATCAAGTTCAGGATTTTGATGCAGACTCAGACCATTAAGGAACTGGTTAAGGTCATAGATACCAAAGTCTTTTGCAAAGTCTTCAGTTACCGTTGCTTCAGCAAGAATGTTCTTCATCAAACTGATAGTACGGAGTTTACTACCTTCTTTGAAGAGAATCGATTGATTGATCGAAGAGAAGTTCTTCAGGACAGAGATAGTTTTATCGGACAGTTTCATAGTATTGGAAGGTCTCAGTTTCACTGGGGGTAGGTTTCGCGTTGTGCATTCTTGTCGTTGAAATGCATCAGAAGTACAGCATAATGCAGAATCTTCATAATGTCACGTCGGGCAGTGCCTTTCTTATCATAACGAGAGGCATACTTGAGGATATTGCTGCGGCAGAAGGATTCACCATCACCACATGCTTCAATCAAATCAAGTGTTTGAATAGCATCATCACCAGCAGAATAATGCTGATTGTATGTTGCAGAAATATAATCGGTCAGTTCTTTTAGGATTTTTTCTTCGCTGTATTTAAAACGAGCGGGATTGTTACTTGTCATATCAAGGTTAAAGGAAAGAGTATCTTCTCCACCAAAGGTAATTGGAACTGGTTGTGCAGCACCAAAAGTAGTGCTACTAAAGTTAATGGTATCAGGTGCAGCATAAGGATTACCTGTAATACTGAATCCATCTTCTTCCCAGAAGTCTTGATTGGATTCTCCATTGACAGAGTATCCATCCAACTTCAAAGTGTCACCTTCAAATGGATTTACCCTATCTGGATCGTTTCTTGTGTAATCATAATAATGCGTTGAATGTTTTTCCATGTTCAATTCATCAAAGAGAAAGGACCAAGAGTTAGCCATAATTATATCACTGAGCGGCGCGTGTGTCAATGTATTCCTTAATGGTCTCGTCGGAAGGCATCACAAAGTCAGCATCAACCTTGTCATACAGTTCCAAGAATGCCTGCTTGGTTTCATCATCGAAACGGTTGACGCAGACTTGGATTGCTTTTGCCTTGTCGTTGAAGATGCTGTATGCCTTGACGATATGGACCAGACGACGGGTGGAGATGATCTCTTCGATACCACCATCATAGAAGGTCTTACGGATGATGTCTGCCCAGTCAGAGAGACGCTTGCAGAACTCTTCATCCTTACAGATCTTACCAAGGATCTTCTGTTCAGTAGCAGCAGTAGGATACTCCTGCTCAAAAGTTACAGGGAATCGCTCAAGGAATGCTTCGTTGAGCACGTTAGTTCCAATGAATCGTCCGTCGTCACTACCTTTACCTTTGGTGTTGGCAGTGGCGAATACTTGGAAACCTTCTGTGGGCGCAACCCATTTGCCAATCTTCTTGAGGAAAACTCCTTTTCCTTCGAGAATAGACTGAAGACAGAGGATTTTGTTTGAGGCGAGGTCGATCTCGTCAAGGAGCAGCACAGCACCCCGCTGCAAGGCTTCGATAACTGGTCCATTGTGCCAAACGGTTTCTCCGCCAACAAGACGGAAACCGCCAATAAGATCATCTTCATCAGTCTCTACCGTGATGTTGACTCGGATGAGTTCTCGTCCGAGTTGGGCACACGCTTGTTCGACAGAAAACGTTTTGCCATTGCCCGAGAGACCCGTGATAAACGTAGGGTAGAAGAGACCGGACTTAATAATTTTTTTAATATCAGTGAAGTTACCAAACTGGACGAAGGAATCATCTTTCGTGGGGATAAGGTTTTGTTCGATTGCTGGCAGAGCAGCAGGAGCATTATAGGTTGTCTCCAGTTCTTCCACAGTCTCTTTCGTTACTTCCAGATTCCACTTACCACGACCAACTTTGAAGTCAGTCAGTTTGTTAGTGATAGTCTGATAGTTGAAATCATTCATGTTGCAGAATGCCTTGATCTCTGCAGAAGTAACTGACTCACCATAAGATTCACGAAGGCAGTTGATGATGCTTTCTTTGGAGAGACCCATTGGTTGTTTTGTTTAACTGAAGTTATTATAGACGAAAAAGGGGGCGGTTCGCCCCCTGAGTGGTCAGTCTCCAGACCGTCCATATCTCCCATACTTGTATCGCATTGCTTGTAACAACCACGATTGAGAAAGGGACTTAGGACCATTCTCAAGAATGTCCAGGACTTTTGGATCCCTTTCTGATGCTTTGGCGATTTCCTTCCAATTGTCTCTGTACGCTGTCATGCAATCAACTCCACAAACTCACCTAGAACTTTCTTATTTAGTTTCTTAGTCTTAAGAGACTTAATAAAAGCAGACTTGATTTTTGCTTTTGTTGCACCATCATCAACAGAGAAGTTTGCATCTTGAGACAGAGAAGTGGCAGACATAGCAAAGTATGCATGATAACCAGAAGTCTTGATGGTGCAACTACGCTGCTTCTTCCACTCACTCTGAATCTTGCGGAACTCATCAGAGTTCTGATCATAATACAGTTTCATGAAGTGGTTTGCATCGCGACTCTCAAGAACACGGATGCCAACAAAGTTGACCGTGGGGAAATTATCGCGAAGATTCTGAAGCATTAAATCAGTGAATCCGTGCCAACCGTAAGGAACCTGATAGGTATTGCCAGTCTTACGATCTCGGAGGAAAGTGCATCCACCTTGAAGTTGCCGCCTACCCATATAAGGTTCACTCTCCCAGTGACGTTGAATTTCAGCATGGCGACAAAGATGATTTGCTTCACCATCAGTCAGGACAATACACTGGACTTTCTGCAGTTTGTTCTCCTGCTGGAACTTAGGAAGAATCTGATGGAGAGCAACGAATGCCTCATTAAGAGGAGTGCCAGACAAACTCATACGGGGAGGAATACCATATCCAACCATGTATTGGTCAGAGAAGTAGTTGGCAACACGCCAGATGTTGATCATCTGGTGCTCTAGTTGCTTACCATTCACACGACTGGTAAGAATATTCATCATTGCAAACTCATGACTAACCGAAAGTAGATTCTCTTTCGCTTCATATGCAAGGGAGAAGTCCATTTGCAAGACCACCTCTTGAGTTTCATAATCAATCTTAGGACGATTCCACTCATTAGTGAAAGCATAGACCTCAAAGGGAATAGAGACTTTCTTACAGAACCAAATCAGATTGTAGAGTTGTTTAATAGTGTCCATCATGACACGGCTCATAGAACCACTCCAGTCCAGTACAAAAATCAAACCATGATTCTTGCCGTCAGGGACCACGGAGACCTTCTTGAACAGGTCTTCATTGTACTTGTAGGTATGCAGTTTGGAAGTGTCCAGGACGCCTGTACGGGCGGTTGTGGCGCGGGCATAGGAGTCTGCTGCCTTGCGGCACTCAAACTCTTTTACCAGGTAGTTTACTTCTTTCTGAGCAGATCTTTTGAACTCAACAAATCGCTTGTCTGCGCGTTCGTAAATATCAACAGAAGGGACACTCTTTTGCTGAATAGAGAAGAAAGAATCAATGTCATCATGAATCTCAGAGTTGTCAGCAACAATTTTCTTCAGATCCACCTGAGGAATCTCAACATAGATATTCTCTGACGAATTTGAATCTACAAGATCCTCCAATTTTGATTGCAAAGCATCAGCAGTATGAACTTCAGGATCATCGGAAGAAACAGGGGCGTCCCAGTCTCCCTCTCCATTGGTTTGCTGAGGAATCTGTGGATCGGATTGCCCTTCGCTATCTCCACTGCTACCTTCCCCATCGCTTGGTTGAGACTGAGAAGTAGGAGTTTGAGATTGTCCACCCTCACCCACTTCAGGAGGGACAGGCATGTCATCAACCTTCTCTTCCTCTTTCTCTTTCTTGCAGAACAGGTAGAGTTCTTCCGCAACCTTCAATACTTCATCGAAGGTTTCTACTTCTGCAATCTTCTGAATAAGAACCTTTTCTTCGGAGTCGAAAGAAATATCTACAAAATTACCGACCTTAAAGTATAGATTTGCACGATCAGCAAGATTAAAATCATCAATATCCCCATCATGAATAGAGAAGAAGTCCTCGTCATTTAGTTCTTGGTAACCTTTGAAAAACGTCTTTGCAAGTCCCAGATACTTGCGTTTCATCAACTTCTCAATGCGTGCATCCTCAACCACATTAACGAACTGGGGAGGGATAGCAACTTTTTCCAACCAGTTTTCATCAGGAGTAAAGAGTGCGTGGCCAACCTCATGACCCACCAGCAGGTCATAGACAGTATTGCTTGCCCTATCCCACATAGGGAGGGTCAGGACACGGGTGTGGACATTGAAGCAAGCAGTCTGTACATGCTTGTGCTCCACGATCAAGTCTTCAGTGGCAAGCAGTTTGGCGAGTTGTGACTTGATTGCGTGGTGGACTGCCATGGGTGTTTCCTCTTGTATGCACCTATAATACTAAACCCCCACCTTTCGGTGAGGGCCCTCAGTGACAGTTTCCTATGTGTCTATGGTTAGCTATGAAAGAATACTCCTACAAACTCGTTTGCATGTTGACTGATCATCATCGCACTCAATCAGACAGTTATAGTAATCGTTTATTAGATCAGATTCATCCATTGTTCGGTCTAATGTATGAGTCAATCGTTCAACGCTTTGCTTCCAACCCGCTAATTGATTATGTGAAATGAGATTGTGCATAATACCTCTAATAATACATTCGAGAAATAACAAAGAGACTTTCGTTACATAAGTTTCTCTCTCAATTCTATACTATCTAGTCAGGAAACCCAAACATTTCTAGTTTTTAATTAAGTATGGTAATAATTAACACATCTTTAAGAAACTATACGGGAGAATCCTTTGACTTTATCAAATCTTATTACATCTCCAAATTTGTCATGAAGCGATTCTTTATGGGAAATTACAAAGACATTAGCATCTTGAATTACAAATCGGATAATTTTCAAAAACTCTTCTGTTCCCATACCATCCAAGGAACTATCAAACACCTCATCCATGATGAGTAGGTTCGTGTTGACAGAGTTCTTCATCCTTGCTACCTCTCTCCAGGTAAACAAGAGTGCTAGATCGATTCTCATCTTCTCTCCCTCGCTGAAAGAAGAGTAAGAAAAATCTTCGTGGATAGGGGACTGGACGGTTTCGCTAAATTCTTCATCAAGAGAGAAGTTAATGTAAAAGTCCATAAGTTGAAGATACTTATTGACTTGCTGATTTATCAGCGGTAGATACTTCTTAATGATTTTGGTCTTTACTCCACCGTCTTTAAGCAGACTATACGAAAAATCGTAGTAGTTAATCGTGTCCTTGTTTTGAGCGAGTTCGTCGTATGTAGTTTTTAGATTCTCCTTAAAAGAGGTTAACTTTTCATGCTCAATATTTCTATTTGCAAGGTTATCGGTAATTCTTTGAATTTCCGATTCCAAATCTCTGACTTGTCGTTGACATCCAGCGATTTGAGTATTGTTTTTAGAAATGCCATGCGTTAGGGTAGTAATCTCCTTGCTTAAGGTTAGGAATTGACGCTCTCGCTCTTCTTCCTCTTTAATTGCCTCTTCCAGTTCTTTATAACCAGATTGCAACTCCTTTGCTTTAGTTTGAGCGTCCTTAATCCTATTTATTCTAAAGGTCTCTTCAATAGCTTGATCACAAGTCGGGCAGACCGTATTTTGTGTGAAAAATTTGTGTTCCTTAGTAATACTTGATACTTTATTAGAAATCTTGCCTTTCAGATTACCAAGTGTGCGAAGTTTTTCAGTGGCACCAGAATGCTTTTCAAGGTCTTGATTAAGTTGTTTAAGTTCTCTTTCCAACTCTTCGTTGGCACCCATGTATTCGTTTTCTTCTACAAGAAGTTGACCAATCTTAGTTTCCTTGTCCTCAATATTTTTCTTTCCACGATTCTCTAGTTCTTCGATAAAGTTCTCTTGCATCTGAACCTTTTCAAGTAGAGATTCTTTCTTCAGTTCCAGAACCTTTACAGTTTCTTTTACTGAACGAATCTTCTCCTTAATAACATTATTCATACTAGAGAAGATACGAATATCAAGAAGATCTTCAATAACTTCTCTTCTATTAGATGAGGTAAGTTGCATGAAGGGAACAAAGGTGCTGCTACCCAGGATAACAATCTGAGTAAAAGACTTATAGTTCATCTTCAGGACATTCTGCTCTAACCACTTTTGTTGGTCGTTAGCTGCTGCAGATTGATCTAAAAGATTATCATCTCTCCAAATCTTGAAGATAGCAGGTTTGATACCACGTTCAACTTTCCACTGGGTTCCATTGATTGAGAACTCAACCTCAACAACACAATCCTTTTCGTTTACCGAATTGATAAGTTGAGGTTTGTTGATTTTACGGAATGCTTTTCCAAACAGAGAAAAGGTAAGAGCATCCAACACGGTGCTCTTACCTGCTCCATTCGTACCAATAATCAAATTAGTAGAATGCTTAAGGAAATCAATCTCGGTAAACTGGTTTCCAGTGCTCAGGAAATTTTTCCAGCGTACCTTTTCAAATAAAATCATGCTCAGTTTTTGGAGGAATTACAACGTCGTTCTTGGATATCAAAGCGTATTTGTAGTCATGCATTTCGCATGTTTTTATCATGACCTCATCTTCTATTTCTATAACATGCATAGTAGGACTTCCATCCTCTTCTAACATCATGGCAAACCGCATGGCATCATCTTCTTCCTCAAACAAGTAAAGGATTTGATCTCCTTCCTCATCTAATACAGAATATGCTCCTTCGGTCTCCTTTCCATAGATTGTTAGAATGTACATATTAAATTAGTTCACATGCGTCTTGATAGGTCTTCCGCATAATATTTTGCAGTCTTGGTTTATCAAGTTGTATTTCTGCCTCCTGGATATATCTATCAAGGATGGAAAGAGTGTCTTCTGACTCAAAGACTTCAAACTCTTCTGGTTCTTCCAGAACAAAGTTCTCAACAATCTTCAGGTCAGCAACTCCAACCTCATAAAGTTTATCAACAAACTTCTCAAAGTCTTTGGTGCTTGTCTTTTTGCGAACAATTACTTTTACGATTTTATTTTCGTACTCAGTCGCATCAAAGAGTTGATGAGGAGTATCCTCATAGTATACATTATAGAACAATCT